GCTGGCCAGCGAGGAGCTAAAGGGTCTTTGACTTTTCTTTAGCCTTGCGCTGAGCATACTCGATCAAGTTCTCACCAAACCTTTTCGCAAACCACTGTGCCCAAGTTACCCGGCGGTGCGGTGGATTGTTTGGCGTGGCTTCGTTGCGGCGCTTCCAGCAAGAACGGGCGGCGTAGTATTTAATATCCGCCGCCCATTTATTCTCTCTGGCCTGCTCCTCTTTAGTTAAGGTCAGCAAGGCCAAACTCCTTAATGCCTTCTTGGTTATACGGCAGGTACAGGTCTTGCTCCCGGCACTTGATGCCAATGGCCATGGCCTGTTCGTTCTGGGCGTCAGCATACGCTATGGCTTCGTCGGACAGGGTGTAGACGCCGAAAGGGTACGGTGCCTGCTTCTCTTGAGCCAAGAAATAAAACTTCTCGGTCGGCAGGCCAACGGCTCGGCAACCGGCAAGATAGTACGCAGCCTGCTGGTGGTATCGGAACGTGTTGATCGCGCTCCTAAAGCCTCTGGGTGAAGCGTCCCGGCAGCTCTTATAGTCCCAGACATCAGAGCCTGTATGCCAATCCAATTTTCCCTTGCACGGCTGGCCATTCCAGATCCAGCACAACGTCAGCTCAACGTGATGCTTCCCCTTGGGTATGTAGTCGCTCACAACCTCCCGGCGCTCCATACAGGTGTCGTATAGATCCTGCTTGACTGGATCCTTGTCGCCCAGTTCCTCTAGCCATTCAGCGTACTCGGCCTTGCCAACCTTGGTGCGCCGATCAACCGGCGGCTCGATGGCAAACTCCTCTGCAAACTTGTAGTGCTCAAGAAAGACCGTGTGCATCACCCTGCCCTCAAAGAGCGCCGGAGAGTTATTGAATGTTCGGTTCTTCCAAGTGAACGGGCACTTGGCAATCGAGGTTAGGTCGTGGGATCGCCATGCAGGGATCGAGTCGTATGTTGGGTAGTCTAAATTTTCGTAGATACCTTCTTTGAATTCCATATAGTTTCCTGAGTAACCCCGCCTTACGGCTCAGTGGACGGGAACACTGTCGGAAGGCCGTGATGAGACCCTTAGCCTAAACCAAACCCTAAAATCAATCCTATACCAAATGCCCCTATCACCGCATATGTAGTAAAGATTGGATGCTTTGCCTCACGGATCAGTCTGTTGATCCTCATGACCCTTCCAGACGCTTGATCTCAGCGTCAATGTAGAAGCGTATCTTCTTGGCGTCACGCAGCTCGCTGCTGTGAGATGACTGGCCGTATCGGTAGGTTGCCCTAAAGATCTCACCAATCTGAGCGTTCATGTTCTTGTGCGAGATCAGATCTTGCAGTTCCCTGGCCTTGAACGGCAGCTCGTAATAACGCGCTGTCGAGCCGTCAGAGACAGACAATACCTCGGCAACCTTGCGCTGAGCATTGTGCCAGTTCCGCAGGTTCTTGGCCGCTAGGCTCTTGCTAACGCCTAGCTCAGAGGCCAAGACCTCGGCCTTGGTATCACCATGCTGACTCAGGTAGTCGATGACCGAGTCGCTCTTTACCGACTTACGGTTATGCTTTTTATTCTTCATTGCCGCTCCCCTTAAAATGGAATGTCATCGTCAACGAATTCCTCGCCGACTGGCTCTGTCTTCTTCGCCTTCTTCTGTGGCTCGATCTCAGGTTCTGGGACGCCCTTCTTCATCGCAGCCTGAAGCTCGAAGCATGGCTCAACCTTGTCCTTGCCGGGATCTTCGCACCCGCCAATCTGCCACTGCATAAAGCGAGGCAGACCCTCGAAGATATCGCACGCAGCCTTGCTCGCCTTGCCAGACTTGCCGGAGAACTCGTCGCAGTAATCCTCAAGGTCGAAGACCACCTGATCGTTGACGGTTGCAACCTTCTTAGCGCCACCGTCAGCGCAGAACACGCCCTGCACCTTGGCGTTGCCGCCACTGGTTAAGCCGACATCGACCTTGCACGTTGTGCCCAAGATCTTGGTCAGGTCAAACGAATTTAA